GAAGGAGATCGTACCGAGAACATCGTTGTCCTGCCCGGCGGCACCACGGCGCTGAACCATATTGATCTGGAAGCCGTTTGCATCGTTCGCCGTGCGAGACAGGGTCAGAGGAGAACCGAGGTTTGTGAGAGCTGAATCGTAAGAGAGGTTGCCAGAGCCGTCGTTGTAGAGATAACCGGCAGAATCCTCTGGCAGGGAGGCACCGCCGCCGCCGCCTATTGTGCCCGGAATCACATAAGGGTCATTTACGCCCAAGATTTGTGACATAACGTCCCCCTTTTTCGTCTTATGGTTTCAAGGTACACCTGTCCTCCTGCTGCTGTCGGAAGTGAACAACAGATATCGCGGGTTGTCAAGCGATTTTTATAGTTATTTAACTAAAAAATCCGCTGATCGTTGCGGAGCCCGGGGGGCTCATGTATGCGCATACATCGCATCTTTCCCCCCGACACGCTTTTGGCGGGCTCTGAACGCCTTTTCCCCAGTTTCCTTCGCCATCTGGATGTATTCGTAGCCGAGAGCGGCATATTGAAGTGCGTCATGGGGATGGGAATAAAGGTTCTTCAGAGGGGTGTCTTGGGTGATCGTGTCACGTTGAATTCTCGAATAGACTTCGGGGAACTTGTATTCGCCGAGAAACCCCTTGTGCAGCATGACGCATGAAGGGTCTAGCTGAAACATTGCCTTCCCCTCAGACAGACGGGTGAGAAGGCTGTCAACGGCACCGAAACGGGCCTGAAAGGAATTTGTCCTTGCCGGCCGGGCGATCAGTCCTGCGGCAGCAAGTTCCTGATAGCAGGTTGACCCATCCGTCTGGGATCGGGCGACGCCGGCAGGGTCACCACACACAATAAGGCGCATGCGCGGGTAATATGAAGAAACAACAGGGCGCAACATCTGCTGAATGAACGTCCGCAATGGCATGTTTTCCCCAATCAGCTCTCGGAGAACATTGAAGCTGCCGCTTGGGGTGTATTGGCAGAATACGGCAGAAGGGTTCAAAGCAAAGTCCATACCGATGATGATCGGAACGGATTTGACCACATCAATCGTCTTGGGGGCTCGATGCAGAATATCGGAGTAGTTTTTATAGACGGGCTTGCCAGACTTAACATATCCATATTCGGCTTCGACGTAGACCTTGACCCAATCCGGGTCTTTGCCGACGGACAGGTTTTTGTAGTAGTTGTCGGCAAGAAAAGGAAGGTTTTCAGCCATATCAGACAGGCCGGAAGGCTGACGAAACAATTGGACTTTTGCCGCAAGGTCAATGTCGCTGTGAACGTCCTCCTCGAACATCTTGTATGTCCAATGATCGAAGTCCGGTGGGTTTGAATCCATAATAATGACCGGATAAGTACACCCGCCGTCCTTCTTTGCCGGAAAGCGGTCTATTCTGCCATCCACGCCGTCAAAAATAACCTTCGGGATTTCACGGTATTCGTTGAGCCAAGCACCGGTCACTTCAAGAGACAGAAGGTTCCTGACATGCTCCGGATCGTCTAGGGCTCTGAACAGCCATTCGATTTCGGCAACCGTACCGTCAGGAAGTGGCATTTTCATCATATAGGTGTGGTTTGTCTCGTTGTAGGATCCAAGGGCGTGCGGGGGAAACCAGTCGAACACCGTCCGCATCGTGGTGTCCTTGAGTTGACGATAGGTATTGCGGACAACAAGCCATCGTGTACGGCGTACCTTGTCCGGCATCGGGGCCTGAGCAAGGCCGTTCTGGAAGATTTCCATGACACAGGCCGATGATTTACCGGAACCGAACGGTCCCAAAACGGCCTTTACCCGCTTCTTGCACTCATGAAACTCAAGAAGGGTCGGGGCGTGTTGGTAGGTGTAGTCGATTCGTAGCTGTTTGCCGTCTACTTCCATAATGACACCCTGAAAAAATTGACCCCGCGGTTAAAACCACGGGGCCGAGGCTAAAGGAGGTTAAAACACAGAAGAAGAACGGCTGCGTTCCGGAAAACCATTGCACAAAAGCAGCCCCATGTCAATCTATTTTGTGATGTTGATGAGGATTTTCGTCCCTCCGTCATTCTTTTCCTTCCCGTTCTGCTTCTGGGTTGCGGCAATCATGCCGCCGGGATGGAGAATCCTCTCCGCAAGCTCAAGAAATTGTGTCATTTCTGCAACATTCTTGAACGTAATGCCATCGACACCGATGATCTTTCCTTCTTCGTTGCGAATGAGCTTGCTTTCGATGCAATAATCTATGATTTTTAGTATGTTGCGCCGCCGGTTGATCGTTTCGTCTTCTGTTTCGTAGCGAAGGCGTGCAGCAACCTCCTTTTCCCGTTCCTGACAGCGCGCAACCCACCTGAAATTGCGGCTCATGCGCTCGACTTGGTTGATCGTGAAAGAAAATTTTTCAGCAACCTGCTGCGCGGTGCGTGTCGGTCCGAGAGAATAATAATACTCGAACGCCTGAGCCTGCACTACGGACTCGACGACCGGACGTTTCGGGCGCGGAGTGGCAACGGTAAATCCCCTGCCGCCACGTTTCTTTCGCAATTTCGGCTTTTCCGCCGGAACTACGACATCCGGGACCATTTCGTTTGCCATTTCCCGTCACCTTACGATTTTTGACTGTAAAATTTTTCCCTTTTCATGATTTTTCGAGCAATTGCCTTCTTGCGTCTGTTCATGAATGAAAGGATTTCATCATCCGGGAAAAAGCACAGAATATCAAGCAGAACCTTTGCGATCTGGTTGACCTGCGCGGCTCCCACGGACCCGGGAAGGCGTCTTGCAACTTCGGATGTCAGATCATTGAATTTCATGGGTGATCGCTCCTAATAGATTGAGAATCCGTTGTACCGGCCAAGCATTACTTGCCCTTCTTTCCGCCCTTTCCTTTACCCTTGCCTTTTCCCTTGCACGGCATCGAATATCACCTCCTTTGTGAAATCATTTCCATGTTTAGGCAGAAATGCCGGAATTGTCAAGGAATTTAACAGGAAAGAACGGAACGTGGCTATTCAGTACCCTCGTTTTCACGAAGAATCCTCTGCGTTTCATGCCAGATATCCCGGACCAGTTCCTCTGCCTTGTCAGGCCAGATCCGGCCGCGCTCTATTTCAAGGCTCTCGCTATCGCCTTGATCGCCCATAAGTATCGCTTCTGCGAGGGTGTCATATGCGTCCATTGTATTTGCCCCCTTGCGTATTCGAGCAGGAATTTGTAGTGTCTTACCATGTTGTCATGGCCCTTTTTGTAAGGGCCGTCAATTTCCCTGAGCAAGCGGTTTACGTCTTCTTCGGTAAAATATGGCGGCTTTATCTGCTCATGATGCGCCGGCGTGTTTCTGTATAGCTTCATTTCACCCTCCCCTTGTGCAACCCTTATCATAACGACTCACCGGTAGTGGTTTTGACATCAACTTCCGCGCAGGTCTTGACGGTCACGGTGGCCATTTCGGATCTGTTAAATTCCGATGGACTAACCGAGAGAAACGGAAGGCCACCAAGCCAAGCGCTTAACTGCTCGTCGTCACTCATGCCAAGGTCCATTTCCATCAGTTCGTCCGGGCAGAACGTCGCAGCCACGATAGTATCTCCATAGAACCTTTCTAGTTCGAGCCAAAGCAGCCTTCCAGGGATTCCCCATAGTCCTACTACGCGATAGTGGTATCCATTAAACGCCAATACTGTTGGGTATTCATCTCCATTTGGAACAATTTTGATGTGGCCGGTCTCTGGGCAAGACCGGTCATATTTCCATCCATTCATCTCTTTCACAATTTGCGGACAATTACCGGTAATGTGAAATCCGCCACAATAGAAGCAATGAATTTCGTACTTTTGTTGTGTTCCAAGCCAACGTTTTTCTTTCATGTTTAATCCTCCTAAACCCATAGATTATTTATGTGTATTGAAATCTGTCATCGCTTTTCGCCAGATAAGCCGGATTTTGAGCTTCATGCCGGACCTCCCGTCATCTGGTGACATTCGCTGCATTCAAGCGGCACCTGTGGATAGGTAAACTCGATCGGGATTTCAACCACACCCTGCCATGCGTGGCCACATGCGCTGCAAATGCACGGT